GAGCTCGACCCCTGGCAACTCCCCGTCGTGGTCGCCTGTAGGGGTCTGATCGCCGACACGATCGCCCAGCTCCCGCTCATCACCCTGCGGGGACGCCGGCCGCTCCCAACCCAACCCATGCTCACCGTGCGCCCCAACCGGCTCGAACCGCGATGGCTCACGTTCCACCGGCTCGCCAACAACCTCACCCGCTACGGCTACACGTGGCTGATCGTGACCGACACCGACGCCGCCGGGATCCCCGCCGCCGTCCGGGTCGTCGACCCCGCCGACGCGACCGCCTCCTGGGACCCGCTCACCGGCGACCTCGACACCGTCACCTACAACGGCCACGACCTAGTCCCCGGCCTCGAGGCCATCTGGATCCCGTTCCACGTCGAACGCAAAGCAAGCCTCGGGACCTCGCCGCTGGTCGACGCCGCGGGCGCCGTCGCCTACCTCACGCAGCTCTGGACCATGGCCGGGTCGTTCTGGGAAGCCGGCTACCCGAGCCTGGTCGTGAAGGTGAAACAACGGCTCAACCCCGGCCAGGCCCAACGCATCAAAGCCGATCTGATCACCTCGCTCGGCGGCCGCCACGAACCCGGCGTGATCGACGCCGACGGCGACATCGGCCCCCTCGGCGTGTCCCCGCTGGAGGCCCAGCTCGTCGAGTCGATCGGCGCCGCCAACGCCGAGATAGCCCGGGCATTCCTCATGCCCCCCTCGCTCGTGAACGTCGCCTCCGGGGACTCGCTCACCTACTCCACCGTCGAGGGCGAGTTCCGCCGGTGGTTGGCCACCGGCCTCGGCGCCTACCTGAACCGCCTGGAATCGGCGTTCAACGACCTCACGCCCCGCGGGCAGACCTGCCGGTTCGACACGACCGAGCTCGTGCGGGCCGACTTCGCGGCGCGCATCGAGGCGTACACGGGGATCCTCGCCGGTCAGGCGTGGATGACCGTGGACGAGGTCCGCGACCTGGAGGGACTCGACCCGCTGGAGGATCCCCCGCCGCCGTCCCCCGCGACCGTGCCCGCCGCCGCCACCACCCTCACCGACGCCCCACCGGGCGCCTGACCCACCGGAGGCCACCCATGGCCCGATCCCCCGTCCTGGCCCGCACGCTGATCGAGGCCGCCCCTACCGCCACCCTGGCCCGCCGCTCGGCTCAGCCCGTGCACCTCGACGACGCCGGCACCCTCACCGGGCGCCTCGTCCCGTGGGACACCCCGGCCGAGGTCGACGACGGCACCGGCCGCTACACCGAATCGTTCGCCCGCGGTGGGATCACCGCCCGGGCCGGCGCCGTGATCCCCGTCTACGCCGGTCACTCCGTCGACTCCCGGGGACGGCTCACCCGCGGCCCCCTCGTCGGCCGCCTCGACGGCGCCGAGTCCCGCGAGGACGGGCTGTACGGGACCGTGGTCCTGGCCGACGTCCCCGCCGCCGCCGAGCTGCGGGCCCTGGCCCGCACCGTCGGCGCCACGTTCTCCGTCGAGTTCGAGGCCGAGCCCGCCGTCGGATCCGTGGTACGCACCGGGATCGAGCTCGACGGGGTCGCCGTGCTCACCCTGCCCCACCGGGGCGCCTACGCCGGCGCCGAGGTCCTCGCCGTGCGGGCCGCCCCCGACGGCGACGAGGAGCCCGACGAGGACGAGGGCGACGACGGCGGCGACGACGGCGGCGACACCCCCACGACACCGGTGCCGGGCGCGCCGACCGCGGCCCGGGCCGTGATCGCCCGCGAGGTGCAACGGGCGTTGGGCCGCGTCGCCCGCCCGCTCGCCCACCCCCTGCAACGGTTCTCCGGGCCGTTCGAGTTCTACGAGGCCGCCCGGGCGTCGAGCTCGGACGAGCTGCCGCTGTTGTTCCGAGACGCCTACCAGGCGCACCGGGCGCGGGTCACCCTCGGCCGCGTGTTCGTCGACCAGATCACCACCGACAACCCCGGCGTCGTCCCCCCCGCGTGGCTGACGGAGATCTTCGGGATCCTCGACACGGGCCGCCCGGTGATCAACGCGATCGGCACCCGGCCGCTGCCGCCGTCGGGGATGGAGGTCGACTGGCCGTACTTCGACGGCGACCTCCACGCCCTGGTCGGCGAGCAGACCCTGGAGAAGGGTGACGTCACCTCCGTGAAGGTGTCGTTCAAGAAGGCCTCGACGCCGATCAAGACCTACGCCGGCGGATCCGACATCTCCTGGCAGCTCATCCGCCGGTCACAGCCCGCCTACCGCGACGCCTATCTCCGGGTCCTGAACGCCGCTTACGGGGTCGTCACCGACAACGTGGTGGGCGACCTGCTCCCGGTCGTGCCCGGGCACCAGACCGTCGACTATGACGTCGCCGCGGCGGACCCCGACGGCGCCGCCCTCAAGGCCGCGGTGTTCGAGGCCTCGTCCCTGGTGCAGGTCGCGACCGGTTCGCCGGCCTCGTGGGTCCTCGCTTCCACCGACGTGTTCCTCGCGTTCGGTGGCATGCCATCGATGGTCGCCTCGCCCTACGGGACGCAGAACGTGCCGGGCACCGCCACCGCCTCGACGCTCGACGTCAACATCTCCGGCCTCAAAGTCACCCTCGCGGCGGACCTCGCCGCCGGTACCGCCATCGTCGGCAACACCGCGGCGGCGGCGTGGATGGAGGACGGGCCGTTCGTCGTGGCGGCGCCGGTGATCCCCAAGCTCGGCGAGGACGTCGCCGTGTGGGGCATGGGCGCGTTCGCCGCGTTCATCCCCGCCGGGATCGTCGTGCTCACCAACGTCGTCGCCGCCGACCAGGCCACCGCCGGGTCCCGAGGCAAGAGGACCTCGGACCGGTGACCGACGCCGAGCTCGCCGCGGCCGTGGCCGCCACGGTCGCGACCGTGCTCGGATTCCCCGCGGCCTCGGCGCCGCCGACGCGGGTCACCGACGCGTCGGCGGCCGCCGTCGCCGTGGCCCGCCAGTACCTCTACGGGCCCGAGGCCGACCCGATCACCCTCATCCCCGACGGCCCCGACGTGATCGCCGGCCTCGCCAGCCTGGCCGTGCGCATCTACCACGACCCCGCCTCGCCGGGCGGGGTCGTCGGCGGCGACGCCTACACCGGCGCCGCTCTCCCCGAGGACCTCATGGCCCACGTCCACCACTACCTCGACCCCTACCGCAGTTCGTTCGGGTTCGCATGACCACCACCGCCGAGCTCCTCGAGGTGATCCGGGCCGGGTTCGAGGGCGGCGCCCTGGTGGTCACCGCCGGCCACGAGGCCCCCGCCGAGGTCACCGGCGCCCCCGCCGTGATCCTTCGCCCGGCCAACCCGTGGCTCGTCCCGAACCACCGCGTCGGCACCTGCCCCCAGGTGACCTGGTCGGTGCAACTCGTGGGCGGCCGGTTCGACCTGCCCACCACCCTCGACACGCTCGCCGCCGGCTACCTCGCCGCCCGCCGCGCCCTGCTCGACGCCAGGGTCGGGAAGGTCGGCCCGCTCGGCGAGGTCACCCCCACCGAGATAGCCGGTGTGCCGATGCTCGCCGCGACGTTCCCGCTCACCCTCGATTACGACCCGGGAGACTGACCCCCATGGGCAACTACTTCGACGACGTCACCCTGACCCTCACCGTGCCCACGGGGACCGGCACCGCCACCGACGTCTCCTGCGACGTCACCGCCGCCACCCTCACCCCCGACACCCCCGAGGAGATCCGCAAACGCCTGTGCGGACAGAAGACCGTGACCGGCACCACCACGTGGACGCTCGACCTGGAGTACGACCAGAACTGGGCCGAGGCCTCCGTCGGGCCGCCGGTCGTCGGCATGGGCCTGTCGCTGTTCCTGTCGACCAACGCCGGCCAACTCGCCGACTTCAAGATCGAATGGCCGCTCGAGGGAACCCAGGCCACCGGCATCGTGCGGCTCAAACCGGGACCCTACGGTGGGACCGCCGGTGAGATCGCCGAGGCCTCCGTGACCCTCGGCCTCGACGGCGAACCGACGTTCGGGCCGATCGTCGCCGCCGGCACCACCGGCACCGGCCCCGACGCCGACGCCGACGAGGACGACCGCACGGTCGGCTACGAAAAGGCCGCCTGATGGCGAGGGCGATGTCGCTGTCGTTCACGTTCGAGCTCACCGTGGACGACACCAAGGTCCGGGTCACGAACCGCCCGGGTGACGTCCTGAAGCTGCGCGCCGCCATGCCCGCCGGGCGGTCCCTCGACGACGAGCTCGCCGCCGGCGGGACCACCGCCTATGAGGTCCTGTTCCGGTTCGCCCACCAGGCCCTGCGCCACCACGACGGCTACGCCGATCTGACCGTCGAGGAGTTCATGGACCGGGTGGAGGACTGGTCGATCATCGAGGACGACCCCGTGCGCCCTACCGGCGCGGCACCGTCGAACGAACCGTGATCGAACTGGCTTTGGCCACGGGGACGGCGCCGCGGGACTGGTGGGACGAACCCCCCGAGGTGATCGCCACCGCCGCCGCCCTGCTCAACGACCGCGCCCGCCGGGCCCGGGCCGAGCGAGGCAAACGGCGATGACCACCCGGCCCCGCCGCTCGACCGGCGACCGGTCCATCGACGCCGACCTCCACGTCGAGGGCCTACAGGAGACCCTGCGGGCGTTCAACCGGTACGGCAAGGACGCGAACCGCGAGCTGCGCCAGGCCGCCGGGAACATCGCCGATCAGCTCGTCCCCGCCCTCATCCTCGCCGCCGGCTCCGCCTCGCCGCAGGCGGCGCTGGTGGCCCCGACCGTCAAGCGACGCTCCGATAGGGTGCCGACGATCGTCGCCGGCGGGAGCAAGCGGATCCGGCCGAACACCAGGTCCAACCGGCGGGTCACCGCCGGCGACGTGTTCTTCGGGTCCGAGCACGGCGGCGGCCGCCGCCCCTCGACCCGCCAGTTCCCCGAGTGGGTCGGCAAGTCCGGCTACTGGTTCTGGCCGACGGTCCGGGCCGCGATCCCGGTGCTGCGCCGCGAATACATTCGCACCCTCGACGAGCTCGCCGCCCGCTGGGCCCGGGGAGGGGACGAGGCCGGTGGCTGATCGCGACATCGCCGTCAAGTTCACCGGCGACAGCTCCGACCTCGAGCGCGCCAGCAACCAGGCCGAGCGGTCGGTCGCGGATACCGGCAAGTCCATGGGCGGCGCCCTGGCCGGTCTCGCCGGGCCCGCGGCGATCGGCGCCGCCGCCATCGCGGGGGTCGCCATCGTCGGCTACGACCTCGCCCAGGCCGCCATGGAGGACGAGGCCGCCGCGAGCCAGCTCGCCCAACAGCTCCGCCAGGCCGCCGGCGCCTCGGACGAGGCCGTCGCCGGCGCCGAGGCCTACATCTCGACCCTGTCCAAGGCGGCCGCCGTGGCCGACGACGAGCTCCGCCCCGCCCTGGCCACCCTGGCCACCGCCACCGGCGACACCACCAAGGCCCAGGACCTGCTCGCCCTGGCCACCGACATCAGCGCCGGCACCGGCAAGGACCTCGGCACCGTCACCCAGGCCCTGGCCAAAGCCCAGCTCGGCTCCATCGGTGGCCTGTCCAAGCTGGGGATCGCCACCGAGGACGCCGACGGTAAGGCCCTGTCGCTCGAGGAGACCCTGGCCAAAGCCCGCGACACGTTCAAGGGCGCCGGCGAGGCCGCCGCCAACACCAGCGCCGGCGGCATGAAGAAAGCTCAGATCGGGTTCGACGAATTCAAGGAGTCCATCGGCGCCAAGCTCCTGCCGGTCCTGGGCACCCTGTCGACGTTCTTCACCGAGAAGGTGCTCCCGGGGATCGAGTCGCTGGTCGCGTGGGTCGAGGAGAACTGGCCCCGGATCATGGCCGAGATTCAACCGTCGCTCACCGAGCTGCAGACCCTGGTGTCCGAGGTCCTCACCAACATCAGCTCGTTCTGGACCGAGTGGGGCGACGAGATCATGGCCCTGGTCGGGCGGATCGCCGAGCTCTGGGTCACCGAGATCGTCACCAAGATCAAGATCGCGATCGCGATCATCACGTGGATCGCCGACACCATCAAGGCGTTCTGGGCCGAGTGGGGCGACGAGATCATGGCCGGCGTCAAGTCCGTCGCCGACTTCATCAACGGGGTCGTCACCTGGATCGGCGAGTTCTGGCTCGAGTGGGGCGACGAGATCACCGAGGGTGCCCGTACCGCGTTCGACATCATCATGTCGATCATCCGGTTCGCGATGGACACCATCGGATCCATCATCAAGTTCATCACCGCGGTGATCACCGGCGACTGGGGCGGCGCCTGGGACGCCGTCAAGTCCATCGTGCGCGGCGGGGTCGACTTCGTCCTCGACCTGATGGGCCGGATCGGGGGGCTCATCCGCGACGCCCTGTCCGGCGTCGCCGACCTCATCACCAAGCCCTTCAAGATCGCGTTCAACGCGATCGCCGATCTCTGGAACAACACGATCGGCGCCCTCAATTTCACGTTCCCCGACTGGATCCCGGGCCTCGGCGGCAACCGGATCGACGTGCCCGACATCCCCCGGTTCGCAACCATGGGCGCGCTCACGATCGTCATGCCCCCGGGATCGGACGGCTACGACGTCGCCCGCCAGGTCACCTCGTTCTCCCGCAACGTCGCCCCCATGGGCACCCTGACGGTGGCGGTCCGATGATCGCGTGGCCGCCGATCCCGCCACCCACCGGCGGCACCGCCCTCGCCGCCGACCTCGTGCACGTCACCCTCGCCCTACCGACCGCGCAGGACGTCTGGGACCGGGCCCGCTGGGACCAGGACCGGTGGGACGCCGTCGACTACGACAACTTCATCGACGCCTCCTGCGACTGCTCCGGGGTGTCCATCGAGCGGGGCCGCAACGGGCCCCTCGACCACGCCGCCCCCGCCCGCGCCTCGTTCCAACTCGACAACCCGACCGGCGTCTACTCCCCGTGGAACACCCTCGACGCCAACGGCGCCGACCTCGGCCGCCCCGTCCTCGGCCCCGACATCCCCGTCCAGGTCGCCACCCACGCCGGCCCGCTCTACACCGGGTTCGTGCGCACGATCACCGAGACCGACGACGGCGGCGAATCCACCGTCCAGCTCGCCTGCACCGACGCCCTGTCATTCCTCGGCGACGCCAACGGCCTCGAGCAGGCGAGCCAGGGCGGCGGCGAGCTCGCCGGCGCCCGCCTCGCCCGGATCATGAACCAGGCCGCCGTGCCCGCCGTCGTCGACAGCGACCTCGACACCGGCGTCGCCACCCTGCAGGCAACGACCCTGGCCAAGGGCGCCCTCGAGGAAGCCTGGCTCACCGCCGACTCGGACGGCGGGGTGTTCTGGTGCACCGCCGGCGGTGTCATCCGCTACGTCGACCCCACCGGCCTGCAGGCCCCCGAGTTCACCGAACCGATCGCCACATTCACCGACGATCCCGACGCCGACGGTCTGTGCCCGATCCAATTCACGATCGCCACCGACCGCGACCAGGTCAAGAACGTCGTGTCCGTGGCCCGGGTCGGCGGCACCGCCCAGACCGTCACCGACGCCCTGTCCGTGACCCGCCACGGGGTCCGGTCCACCCAACGAACCGACCTCATCCACCAGTCCGACGCCTGGTCCGCGACCGTCGCCGGGTTCATGCTCGCCCGCCTGGCCAACGCCGAGACCACCGTCTCACCGATCGACGGGGTCGCCACCGACGACGAGGACTGGTTCGACCTCGCCCACGCCGTCGACCTCGGCTCCCGGGTCGAGCTCATCCGCTACCGGTTCGGCCAGGTGCTGGAGGTGTTGGCCACCGTCGACGGCATCGGCCACAACATCAGCCTCGACCAGTGGACCGTCACCCTCAAGTGCGCCCCCGGCGAGCAGGTCCAGGGCTACTCCCGGTGGGACTCGGCCGTCTGGGATCAATCCGTCTGGGACCACCGATAGGAGACCGTCGTGCCGATCGTCGTGCCGACCCCGAACACCGTCATCACCTCGGCCTGGGGCAAGTCCGTGGCCGACGCCCTCAACGCGATCATCCCCCACGAGCTCGCCTACACCCAGTCCACCGCCACCAAGCTGGTCACCGTCGGCGTCGAGGCCTCGGCCGACGCCGTCGTGATCGGACCCGCCGTCACCTACGACGGCGCCACCCCCGTCATCGTCGAGTGCTTCGCCCCGGCCGTCGTGCCCGCCGCCGTCGCCGGCGCCAACGTCATGCTCTGGCTCTACCAGGACGGGGTGTCGATCGGTCGCCTGGCCACCGTCCAGACCCCGGCCGCCGGTGTCTTCATCGCGCCCGTACACCTCACCCGGCGAATCACCCCGACGGCGGGGTCCCACCAGTACACGTTCGCCGCCACCGTGAACGGCGGCAACGGCAACGTGTTCGCCGGCACCGGCGGCCTCGGCCAGTACCAGCCCTCGTTCATCCGGGTCACCCGGGCCGCGTGATGTGGACGCCGCCGCCGCGGTCGCCGTCGTCCTCGTCGCCCTGGCCGTCGTCCTCGCCGGCGCCGCCTGGCGCCACGCCCGCGGCGGGATCCGGGTGGACCTGCGGGTCTGGTGGGGCGAGCGGGGCGAGGCCGGTGACGGCGAGGACCGGTGACGGTACGGTGACGGGGTGTCCCGCCTGACGGTGGCGCCGCTCGCCGAGTACGACCTCTCCGGGGGACGGGTGATCATCACCTCGCCCTACGGCGACGGCCGCAATCACAAGGGCGTCGACTGGGGCACCACCGACGGCATCGAAATCGGCACCCCCCTGTTCGCGCCCGTCGACGGGCACATCTCCAACGCCGGCGACGACGGCCCCTACACCCCCGAGGGCGGCCACACCGCCGGGCGGTGGCTGTGGTTCGCCGGCGACAACGGCACCCGCTGGAAGATGTTTCACCTGAATCGGGTGACGGGCCCGGCCGGGGTCTGGTTGGCCGCCGGTACCCCCATCGCCGAGGTCGGCAACACCGGCACCCAGGCACCCCACCTCCACCTCGAAGAGCACCGCGAGGGCTCCTGGTCCTCGCCCGTCGACTTCACCGCCGACGCCTACGAGGTGATCGAGGCCGGGCGGTGGCCCGGCACCCGCCCCCCACCGGAGGAACCCGACATGACCGACGACGACCACAACAGGATCATGGCCAACGTCGGCGCCCTGCTCGACAACCGCATCGCCCAGTTCCTCACCGCGAGCCTGCTCTGGACCGACGGCGACCTCGCATTCGAGGTCGTCACCGACGGCGACGGCCACCGGGTCCGCCGCCGCCTCGCCCCCGGCGAGCTCGTCGCCCTCCGCACCGGCGCCGCCATCGCCGAACAGCCCGCCATCGACGTCACCCGCCTCGCCCAAGCCCAGGCCGACGCCGTGCGCGCCTGGCCGCTAGTCGACTGAATCGGGGAAGTCGACCGCCTCGGTCGGCCGCAACACCACCCGCTCGGCCCGCCCGTCCCCCGTCTCCGCCGCGTCCGACAGGACGTTGTGCAGACCCAGGAAGAAGTCGTGCAGGTCATCCATGGCGCCGGCGAACAGTAGTTGCGACGGCCCGTAGGTGCCGCCTCGGACATCGACGTGGAACCGGCGCCGGTCGGGGTCGTCGTCGATGGGCGGCACCTCATAGGCGTGAAGCGTGGTGACACCGCGGACTTGGACGGACGGCCGATCGACATAGGTCATACCATCAGCCTATCAGCCCTCAGCCATCAGCTAGGCTGTTCGGATGACTACTGTTATCAGTGTTGCCCATGTCAAGGGCGGTGTCGGGAAGTCGACGACCGCCGTGCAGCTCGCCCTGCACGCCGGTGCCACCGGCCGCCGGACCATGCTTATCGACGCCGACCCGTCGCGCTCGACCCTGTCGTGGGCGACCCGGGCCGGGGACTGGCCGACCGAGGTGGTGCCCGTGGAGGGGTACTGGCGGGCCGACCTCGAACGAGCCGTGCCAGCCCTGGCCTATGACTGCGACCTCGCCGTCATCGACACGCCGCACGACCCGGCCGGCCGGCACCACGCCGGGGTGGTGATGATCTCCGCCATTGTCGCGGCCGACCTGGTGGTGGTGCCGACCTCGCCCGACGGTGCCGACCTCGACCGCATGGAGGACCTGCTGGCCGCGCTCGACGTCGGCCAGCTCGACCGCCAGCAACGTGGTCTCGGCCCCGTCGACTGGCTCGTGGCCCTCACCCGGGTCGACCTGCGTAGAAGGACAATCGCGGCCGAGGTCGTCGAGCTCATGGTGAACCGCGACCTGCCGGTCCTGCCGATCGCGGTGCCCTCCGCCCTGGCCGACGGGCACGCCACCTCGACGTGGGTTCCCGAGCGGGCCGCCGTCGAGGACGCATTCGGGACGTCCACCGTGCTCGACGAGTACGCCGGCCTAGCCACCGCCGTCCTCGCCCGGGCCCTCGGGACCACGGTGGCCCCGGCATGAGCCGCGACACGCAACGCCCGACGATCCCGGCCTCGACCCGCCCTGCCCCCGACCCCGTCCCGCGGCGACCCAAGCGCTTCACCATGGACCTGCCCCCGGACAATCACACGATGCTCCGGCTCTGGGCCCTCGACCGCCAGGTGCCGGCCTCGCTGCTCGTCATGACCCTGGTCGATCTGGCCATCAACGACCCGGCGATACGGGCCCGGGTCGAGCACATCGCCGCCGACCAGTGGGAGGCACGATCAGCCCGTCAGTAGTCAGTAGTCAGCCGTGATGATGGGCTGCATTCAGCCCGCAAACCCCCTCGGGCGGGTGACGGTGGTGTCAGAAACGGGCTCCTAGTGGATGCTCTGCGCCCGGTCCACATACACCCGTCCGAGGGGGGAGTGAGCGCGTGAGAGCAAGGTTAGCGGGCCCTGGCCGCGCCTGCTTGGGGCCGGTTCGGGGTCGCGTCATAACCGGGATTATCGGCGGATCACCCACCCCGACCGTGCTGAGGGAACCCTGAAGGGCCCCGAGCCAGCAAGGTGATGTAACAACGACCTACCGTGTCAGGATGCACACGCGCAACGGCCCGGTGTCGAGAGGGAATGGTCATCCCTCGACCCCGGGCCGGTGCCAGAACAGTCCCTACAACCGACGCCAATCGAAAGCAGGTGACCTGAGGTGAACCCTAGCCTCGGCCGCGCCCATCTCCGCAACGTCGCGACCCCCGACCCGGCACCGCCGCCGCTCGACCTCACGGCTAAGCAACTCACCCTCGTCGAGGCGAACCACCCGACCGTGCAGGCCCGCCAGCGCGCCGTGGCCGACGCCGTCCTCGCCGGCCACTACCGAGGCCGCGACGGCCGGGCCCACGCGTTCCAGGCGCGTCACCGCGAGGTCATGTCCTGGCTCTGCATGCTCGCCAACCGCGACGGCGAGGTCCGCCCCGAGGTCATGACCGCGGGCCGCCTGGCCGACCGCCTCGGCCGGACGCACACCAACGTCTGCGCCGACCTGCGCGACCTCGAGACTGCCGGACTGCTGTGGCGCCGCGCGCTGCCAGCAACGCGGGGACCGCTGTACGTGTACTGGGTCCCCGGGATGATGGCTCCCGTCCGGGCCGCCGAGTGATCCCCAGGGCCGTGCCCAGGGTGATGCTGGGGCATCACCCCAGGGTGATGCTGGGGCATCACCCCAGGGTGATGCTGGGGCATCACCCCTATAGGGAGACCAAAGAAGAGACCACTACTGAGACAGGCCCCTGTAGTCGCGCGGTCCGCGCGACAGGCCCTGTGGATCAGACGTTGACGCCGTGCCCGATCGGGCAAATAGGCTTCAGGTGTGATCAGCCAACCGCCTCTCCTGCCGCCACCGGCCAAGCCGCTGGCCGCCGCTCGGGCGGCGGTGAGAAGGGCGAGAGAAAAGGCGCTGACAGCGGTGCCGACGCCGAGCTCGCTGACACCACCGGGATCCGCTCCCCTGTCACACCCCCGCCCTACGGTGGGGGAGGTGCCCCGAGGTCGACCGGCCGCCCCCGTCCCACCGCATGGCACGCGCGCCCGGTACAACCACCGCACCGACCCGTGCCGATGCACCCGCTGCCGCGTAGCGAACACCCGGTACATCGCCGCCTACCGAACCCGGACCGCCCTCGACGAGCACCACGACCAGGCCGAGGTTCTCGCCCGATGACGAGCTCGCTCGACACCCGCCCGCAACGGCTCGACCTGAAGCTGTACGGCGGCGACGACACCGTGATCCGGCTCACCGTCCTCGACTCGGCCGGCGCCCCGCTGGATCTCTCCGCGGGCGAGCTGCTCGCCCAGGTCCGTCCCAAGCCCGGCGACGACGAGCTCACGTGCACCCCTGTCCTCGACACCACCGAGGCCGCCCTCGGGGTCGTGTACCTGCTGTTCGCCGCCGCCTGCACCCGGGCACTGGCCGCCGGGAAAATCCACGCGTGGGACCTGCGCTACCGCGTCGCCGGGCTCGACGAACGGCTCTGTAGCGGCACGATCCACGCCCAACCCGAGGTCACGGTCGACCCATGATCGAGGCCGAGATCGTCGTCCCCGCCGAGACCGTCGCCGTGATCGGCGCCCGCGCCGGGGCCCCCGGCCCCGCGGGGCCCCCGGGCGAACCCGGGCCCGCCGGCCCGCCCGGGCCCGAGGGTGACCCCGGTCCCGCCGGCCCGCCCGGCCCCACCGCCGTGAGCTCTGTCGACGGGCGCACCGGCGCCGTCACCCTCACCGACCGGTACGTCGACACCGGCGGCGACACGATGACGGGCACGCTGAACGCGCCGTCGATCGCCCTCGGCGCGACACCGGCGACAACGGGAACAGTCCGCCTGACTAACAACCAGGGCATCGTTTCTCGGAACGCCGCCGGCGACGCCGACCTGCACATCGCGTCGGTGTCGGCCACCAACGTGATGCAATTCGGCGTCGGCCCTGCGGCCTGCCAATTCAGCTCCAATACGTCGATCAAATTCTTGATCAGCGGGATTCGTCAGCTCGAATTCCTACCCTCCGGAGTAAGTCTCGCCGAGGGACTGGTCTTCATCTGTGGGACGACCACCGGCAACCGGATCGGCACGGCGGCCACGCAAAAGCTCGCCTTCTTCGGCGCCACCCCCGTGGTGCGCCCCACCGCCACCCCGGCGGCGGCCACCGACCCGGCCACGACCATGGCCCTGGTCAACGACCTGCGGGCGAAACTGATCGCCCTCGGTCTGATCGGGTGAGACCGTACGACGAGCCCGAACACCGGGCCCTGTCGGCTCGGCTCAAGTCCGTCGAGGTGCAGTGCTGGCGGTGTCCCGCCCGGGCGAGCACCGTGGACCATGTGCCCCCGCTCGCCCGCCATCAGCACCGCCACGGCACCCGATGCTGCGAGCTGCGCCCCGCCTGCCCGGCGTGCAACTACTCGACCGGGTCCCGCCTCGCCCGCCGGGCACGGCGCCCCGCTCCCACGTCGAGGGCGTGGTGATCGGCGCCCTCGCCCTGGCCGTGCTGTTGGTCGGGGTGGTGGGGTGTGCGGTGTGGTCGGGGTGGTGGGCGCGGCGGCAGGTGGCCGAGCTCGAGGCCGAGTGGGAGCGGGCCCGGGATCCTGTAGTCGACGCCGATCGAGGGGTGAGCAACCCCCCTCATAGTTCCGAACGATCGTTCGATGAGCGGGGATAGTTATACCAAGTTGTCGGCTCGCAGTCGGCGCCGACTTTTGGCGGTGGACTGTTCGACCGCCGCCTCCGTCGTTTTTCTCTCTCCACGTTCGGACCCGCACCCTAAATCGCTGTTACAAATTGCATGTAGGAATGCACGCAAATGAGTGCGGATCAGGCCCGATTGCCCGGGATCGGTTCCAGACGCCGGCGAACCGGCCGGGTTCGCCGGGGACTCGACGAGACGCTCCGGGCGATGCGCGACCTCGGCCACCTCGAACCCGTGGACGCCGCCCTCGTCGCCCTGGCCCGCGTGGCCGCCGACGAGCTCGACGAGGCATGCCACGACGACGACGAATCGCGCTACACCCGCGCCACGCTGATCGCCCGCTACTCGGCGGTCCTCGACACACTGGTCGGTCATGACCCCGGCGACGACGGCGCACCCTCGCTCGACGAGCTGCTCGCCGCGATGGGCGACGAGGCGCCGACCTGAGCGGGCGACCCGCGGGTCGGGCGTGGCCAAGATCGCCCGGGCGCTGGGCCGCCCGCTCATCCCGTGGCAGCGTCACCTCGCGGATGTGGCCGGTGAGGTCGACCCGGCCACCGGGAGGCTCGCCTACCAGCGGGTCGTGGTCATCGTGCCCCGACGGGCCGGGAAAAGTTTGCTTCTCCTGGCCGAGGGTTTGGATGCGGGACGCACACACCGGCACCGCAAGGCGTTCTACGCGAGTCACCGCCGGGAGACCGCGGCGGCGATGTGGCGCGACGACTGGATCCCGTGGGTCGAGGAGAGCCCCCTCGGTCGCTACCTGAGCGTGCGCCGCGCCAACGGGTCCGAGTCGTTCCGTTGGCGCGGCGTGGGCTCGACCCTCCGGCTGCTCCCGCCCGACGGCGACGCGATGCGGTCGTTCGCCGCGAACCTCGCCATGGTCGACGAGGCCCGGGAGTTCGACGCCGGCCAGGGCGAGGCCGTCGAGGCCGGGATGTTCCCCACCATGGCCACCGGCGACGGCGGCCAAGTGTGGATCGCCTCGAGCGCCGGTGACGCGGCGTCGGAATGGCTGATCCGCTGGCGCGACCTCGGCCGCGCCGCCACGATCGCCGACACGGGCACGGGCACCGCCTATGTGGAGTTCGCCGCGCCGGACGGCGCCGACCTCGACGACGAGGCCACCTGGTACGCCGCGCACCCCGGCCTCGGCCACCACGTCCTCCTCGACGCCCTCCGGGCCGACCACCAGGTCATGCGGCCCGACACGTTCGCCTGCGAGTACCTCGGCGTGTGGCCCGAGACCCGCGTCGACCGGGCCCTCGTGGACGCGTGGGCCGCCTCGTTGGACCCGGCCGCCACCCTCACCGGGTGGCCGGTGTTCGCCGTCGAGACCACCGTCGACCGCGACCGGTCCGTGATCGTCGCCGCCGGCCACACCCCCACCGGGGCCGTCACCGTCGAGGTCGTCGAGGACCGCCCCCACGGCCCGTGGGTCACCGCGCGCCTGGCCGAGCTCGTCGACGCCCACCACCCCCTCGCCGTCACCTGGGACGCCGGCGGCCCCGTCGCCGCCCTGCGCCGCGACCTCGACGAGCTCCCCACCGTCCCCGCCCCGCTCAACACCCGCGACGTCGCCGCCGCGTGCGGCGCCGCCCATGACCGGATCCTCGCCGGCGCCATGACCCACCGCGACGACGACCGGTTCACCGCCGCGGTCGCCGCCGCCAGACAAACACGGGCCGGGGGTGCCTGGCTGTGGGACCGCCGGGAGCCCTCGGCCGGCCCGCTCATCGCCGCCGCCCTCGCCGCCTGGACCCTACAGGACCGCACTCGCACACCCCCCGTGATAACCTAACGATGGTTCAACATGGATACTGTGTAACAACAGTTAGTGTCACAGGGCGCTGAGGCGCTGTTACACGGGCCGCGGGGGTGAACGGGCGTGTCCCACCCCCGCGGCCCGTGAGCGGGCCACACGGACGGGTGGACGGGACTTCCTGGTTACGTCACCCTCGGGAGGGTGCCGCTCTTCACCCGAGGCCGGTCCTTCCCACCGCCGCCTCTACCGCCACCACCGGTACCGCCGGCACCGCCGCCGGGAGGCCACCTCCTCGGTACCGGGGAGGTGGCCCCGGGCGCCGCCATCTCCGCCACGATCACCGAGGCCATCGCGGCCAGGACCTGGGGCCCCGAGCTCGACCCCTGGCAACTCCCCGTCGTGGTCGCCTGCCGGGGGCTGATCGCCGACACGATCGGCCAACTCCCGCTCATCACCCTCCGGGGCCGCCGGCCCCTGCCCACGCAGCCGATGCTGACGGTCCGCCCGAACCGGCTCGAACCCCGCTGGTTGACGTTCCACCGCCTGGCCAACAACCTCACCCGCTACGGCTACGCCTGGCTGATCGTGACCGACACGGACGCGGCGGGGGTCCCCGCCGCCGTCCGGGTCGTGGATCCGGCCGACGCGACGGCCTCGTGGGACCCGGTCACCGGGGACCTCGACACGGTCACCTACAACGGCCACGACCTGGTCCCCGGCCTCGAAGCCATCTGGGTCCCGTTCCACGTCGAACGCAAAGCAAGCCTCGGCACCTCCCCCCTGCAGGACGCGGCCGGGGCCGTCGCCTACCTGACCCAGCTCTGGACCATGGCCGGCTCGTTCTGGGAAGCCGGCTACCCGTCGCTCGTGGTCAAGGTGAAGCAACGGCTCAACCCCGGCCAAGCGCAACGCATCAAGGCCGACCTCATCACCTCCCTCGGCGGCCGTCACGAGCCGGGGGTGATCGACGCCGACGGCGACATCGGCCCCCTCGGCGTGTCCCCGCTGGAGGCCCAGTTGGTCGAGTCAATCGGCGCCGCCAACGCGGAGATCGCCCGGGCGTTCCTCATGCCCCCGTCCCTGGTCAACGTCGCCTCCGGTGACTCGCTCACGTACAGCACCGTGGAGGGGGAGTTCCGCCGGTGGTTGGCCACCGGTTTGGGCGCCTATCTGAACCGGTTCGAATCGGCGTTCAACGATCTCACCCCCCGCGGGCAGACCTGCCGGTTCGACACGACCGAGCTCGTCCGGGCCGACTTCGCGGCACGGATCGAGGCGTACACGGGGATCCTCGCCGGTCAACCGTGGATGACCGTCGACGAGGTCCGCGACCTCGAAGGGCTCGACCCCATGGAGGATCCCCCGCCACCGACCCCCGCCACGGTCCCCGCGGCGGCCACCACCCTCACCGACGCCCCCCCGGGCGCCTAACCCAACCCCGGAGGCCACGATGGCCCGACCCAAGATCCTGTCCCGCTCGGTCATCGAGGCCGCCCCGACCGCCACCCTGGCCCGCCGCTCCGCGCAGCCCGTGCACCTCGACGACGCCGGCACCCTCACCGGGCGCCTCGTCCCGTGGGAAGTCCAGGCCGAGGTCGACGACGGCACCGGCCGCTACGTCGAGTCCTTCGCCCGCGGCGGCATGACCGCCCCGGCCGGGACCGTGATCCCCGTCTACTCCGGTCACTCCGTCGACGCCCGCGGCCGCCTCACCCGCGGCCCCCTCGTCGGCCGCCTCGACGGCGCCGAATCCCGCGACGACGGCCTCTACGGCACCGTCGTCCTGGCCGACGTCCCCGCCGCCGCGGAGCTCCGGGCCCTGGCCCGCACCGTCGGCGCCACGTTCTCCGTCGAGTTCGAGGCCGAACCCGCCACCGGGTCCGTCGTCCGCTCCGGGATCCAACTCGACGGGGTCGCCGTACTCACGCTCCCGCACCGGGGCGCCTACGCCGGCGCCGAGGTCCTGGCGGTTCGTGCCGCCCCCGACGAGCCCGACGGCGACGAAGAGCCCGACGAGGACGACGACGGCGACGATAACGGCGACGACGGCGACAACGGCAACCCCGTCGTCCCCGCCCCCGGGGCCCCGACCGCGGCGCGGGCCGTGATCGCCCGCGAGGTGCAACGGGCCCTCGGCCGTGTCGCCCGCCCCGCGACCCACCCCCTCGCCCGCTACAGCGGCCCGTTCGAGTTCTACGAGGCCGCCCGGGCGTCGAGCTCGGATGAGCTGCCGTTGTTGTTCCGGGACGCCTACCGGTCCCACCGCGACCGGGTCACCGTGGCCCGGGCGTTCGTCGACCAGGTCACCACCGACAACCCCGGGGTCATCCCCCCCGCCTGGCTCTCCGAAATCTTCGGGATCCTCGACACGGGCCGCCCCGTCATCAACGCCATCGGCACCCGGCCGCTCCCCCCGTCCGGCATGGAGGTCGACTGGCCCTATTTCAACGGCGACCTCCACGCCCTGGTCGGCGAGCAACTCACCGAAAAAGCCGACGTCACCTCCGTCAAGGTCTCGTTCCTGAAAGCGTCGGTCCCCATCAAGACCTACGCCGGCGGATCCGACATCTCGTGGCAGCTCATCCGCCGCTCGCAGCCCGCCTACCGCGACGCCTACCTCAGGGTGTTGAACGCCGCCTACGGGGTCGTCACCGACAACGTCGTGGGCGACGTCCTGCCGGCCGTGCCCGGCCACCAGACCGTCGACTACGACGTCGCCGCCGCGGACCCCGACGGCTCGGCCCTGAAAGCCGCCGTGTTCCAGGCATCCGCCATGGTGCAGACGGCGACGGGTTCGCCGGCCTCGTGGGTCCTCGCCGCCACCGACGTGTTCCTCGCGTTCGGTTCCATGCCCGCCATGGTCGCCTCCCCCTACGGGACCCAGAACGTGCCGGGCACCGCCACCGCCTCGACCCTCGACGTGAACATCTCCGGGCTGAAAGTCACGCTCGCCGCCGACCTCGCCCCCGGCACCGCCATCGTGTCCAACCGCTCCGCCGCCGCGTGGATGGAGGACGGCCCGTTCGTCGTCGCCGCCCCCGTCATCCCGAAACTCGGCGAGGACGTGGCCATCTGGGGCATGGGCGCGTTCGCCGCGTTCATCCCCACCGGCATCGTCGTGCTGTCCAACGTCGTCGCCGCCGACGCCTCGGCCGGTAGCCGCAAGCGCGCCTCGGAGCGGTCCGACCGGTGACGGACGCCGAGCTCGCCGAGGCCGTCGCCGAAATGGTCGCGTCCGTGCTCGGTTTCCCGACCACGGGAACGCCGCCGACGCGTTGCACCGACGCGTCGGCGGCCGCCGTCGCCGTGGCCCGCCAATACCTCTACGGCCCCGAGGACATCCCGACCCTGCTACCCGACGGGCCCGCCGCGATCGCCGGCCTGGTGAGCCTGGCGGTCCGTATCTTTCACGACCCGGCGTCGCCGGGCGGGGTGGTGGGCGGCGACGCCTACACCGGTGCCGCCCTCCCCGAGGACCTCCTCGCCCACGTGCACCACTACCTCGACCCCTACCGCACGAGCTTCGGGTTCGCATGACCACCGCCGAGTTACTCGAGGTGATCCGTTCGGGGTTCGAGGCCGCCGCCCTGGTGGTCACCGCCGGCCAGCCCGCCCCGGCCGAGGTGACTGCCACGCCCGCCGTGATCCTGCGCCCCGCGAATCCGTGGTTGCGGGGGAACCGCCGCATCGGCGGGTGCCCCGAGGTGACCTGGTCGGTGCAGTTGGTGGGCGGCCGGTTCGACCTGGCCACCACCCTCGACACGATCGCGGCGGGCTACCTCGGCGCCCGCACCGCGTTGACCGCGGCGGGGGTCGGGCAGGTCGGCCCGCTCGGCGAGGTCGCCCCCACCGAGATCGCGAACGTGCCGATGCTCGCCGCCACCTTCCCGCTCACCCTCGAATACGACCCGGGAGACTGACCCCCATGGGCAACTACTTCGACGACGTCACCCTGACCCTCACCGTGCCCACGGGGACCGGTACCGCGGTCGACGTGTCCTGCGACGTCACCGCCGCCACCCTCACCCCCGACACCCCCGAGGAGATCCGCAAACGATTGTGCGGTCAGAAGACCGTCACCGGCACGACCACGTGGGTCCTCGAATTGGAGTACGACCAGAACTGGACCGAGGGATCCGCCGGCCCCCCCGTCGTCACGCAAGGCCTCTCGCTGTTCCTGTCCGAGAACGCCGGGGCCCTGGCGGACTTCACCGTCGAATGGCCACTGGAGGACACCCAGGCCACCGGGCAGGTACGGCTCAAGCCCGGGCCGTTCGGTGGCACCGCCGGCGAGATCGCCGAGGCGTCCGTCAGCCTCGGCCTCGACGGCGAACCGGTGTTCGCACCGATCGGCACCACCACCTCGACCACCGCCGGGCCCGAGGGTGACGAGGACGAGGACGACCGTACGGTCGGGTACGAGAAGAAGCGGGCCGCCTGATGGCCCGCGCCATGTCCCTGTCGTTCACGTTCGAGCTCACCGTGGACGACACCAAAGTCCGGGTCACGAACCGCCCCGGCGACGTCCTCAAGCTCCGGGCCACCATGCCGGCGGGGCGGTCCCTCGACGACGACCTCGCCGCCGGCGGCACCACCGCCTACGAGGTCCTGTTCAAGTTCGCCCACCAGGCCCTCCGCCACCACGACGGCTACAGCACCCTCACGTTGGAGGAGTTCACGGACCGGGTGGAGGACTGGTCCATCGTCGAGGACGACCCCGTGCGCCCTACCGGCGCGGCACCGTCGAACGAACCGTGATCGAGCTCGCGCTCGCGACGGGGACGGCGCCGCGGGACTGGTGGGACGAACCCCCCGAGGTGATCGCCACCGCCGCCGCCCTCTTGAATGACCGCGCCCGCCGGGCCCGAGCCGAACGGAACAAACGGCGATGACTACCAGGCCCCCGGCTTCGGGCCGCTCCGTCGACGCCGACGTGAAAATCTCCGGGCTCAACGAGACGTTGCGGGCGTTCAACCGCTACGGCAAAGAAGCCAACAAGGAGTTGCGCCAGGCCGCCGGGGGGATCGCCGACCAGCTCGTCCCCGCCCTCATCCTCGCCGCCGGGTCCGCCTCCCCCCAGGCCGCCCTCGTCGCGCCGACCGTGAAACGCCGGTCGGACCGGGTGCCCACGATCGTCGCCGGCGGATCGAAACGGGTCCGGCCGAACACCAGGTCCAAACGGCGGGTCACCGCCGGCGACATCTTCTTCGGGTCCGAGCACGGCGGCGGCCGCCGCCCGCAGACCCAACAGTTCCCCGAGTGGGTCGGCAAGTCCGGCTACTGGTTCTGGCCGACCGTCCGCCACATGCTGCCGGTCCTGCGCCGCGAATACATTCGCACCCTCGACGAGCTCGCCGCCCGCTGGGCCAAGGGGGGTGACGAGCCCGGTGGCTGACCGCGACATCGCCGTCAAATTCACCGGCGACAGCAGCGACCTCGAACGCGCCTCCGACAAGGCCGAACGGTCCATCGCCGATACCGGCAAGTCCATGGGCGGCGCCCTCGCCGGGATCGCCGGGCCCGCGGCCATCGCCGGGGCGGCGATCGCCGGCGTCGCCATGGTCGGCTGGGACCTCGCCCAGTCCGCCATGGAGGACGAAGCCGCCGCCTCCCAGCTCGCCCAACAGCTACGGCAGGCCGCCGGCGCCTCGGACGAGGCCGTGGCCGGCGCCGAGACCTACATCGAAACGCTGTCCAAGGCCGCGGCCGTGGCGGACGACGAGCTGCGCCCGGCGCTCGCCACGTTGGCCACCGCCACCGGGGACACGACCAAGGCCCAGGACCTGCTCGCCCTCGCGACGGACATCTCGGCCGGTACCGGAAAGGACCTCGGCACCGTCACCCAGGCCCTGGCCAAAGCACAGCTCGGCTCCCTCGCCGGGCTGTCCAAGTTGGGGATCGCCACCGAGGACGCCGACGGGAAAGCCCTGTCACTCGAGGAGACCCTGGCCAAAGCGAAGGACACGTTCAAGGGCGCGGGTGAGGCCGCCGCCAACACCTCGGCCGGCGGCATGAAGAAGGCTCAAATCGGGTTCGACGAGTTCAAGGAGTCCATCGGCGCCAAACTGCTCCCGGTCCTCGGGACCCTGTCCACGTTCTTCACCGAAAAGGTGCTACCCGGCATCGAGTCCCTGGTGGCGTGGGTCGAGGAGAACTGGCCCCGGATCATGGAGCAGATCGGCCCGTCCCTCACCGACCTGCAGACCCTGGTCACCGAGGTCCTCACCAACATCAGCTCGTTCTGGAACGAGTGGGGCGACGAGATCATGACGATCGTCGGGCGGATCGCCGAGCTGTGGGTCACCGAGATCGCCACCAAAATCAAGATCGTCGTCGCCGTGATCACGTGGATCGCCGACACGATCAAGGCATTCTGGGCCGAGTGGGGCGACGAGATCATGACCGGCGTCAAGGCCGTCGCCGACTTCATCGGCGGGGTCATCGAGTGGATCGGCGCGTTCTGGTTGGAGTGGGGCGACGAGATCACCGAGGGTGCCCGCACCGCGTTCGACATCATCATGGGCATCATCCGGTTCGCCATGGACGTGATCGGATCCGTCATCAAATTCGTCACCAGCGTGATCACCGGGGACTGGGGCGGCGCGTTCGACGCCCTCAAACACATCGCTCAGGTCGGCATCGACTTCGTCCTCGACCTGTTCAACAAGGTCGGCGGGCTCATCAACACCGCCCTCGCCGGGATCGCCGACCTCATCACCAAACCGTTCAAGGCCGCGTTCAACGCGATCGCCGACCTCTGGAACAACACCATCGGCAAGCTCGAATGGACCGTCCCCGACTGGATCCCGGGCATCGGCGGCAACCGCGTCGAGGTCCCCGACATCCCCCGGTTTCAGACGTTCGGGGCGCTCACGATCGTCATGCCCCCCGGTAGCGACGGCTACGACGTCGCCCGCCAGGTGTCCTCGTTCTCCCGCAATGTGGCCCCGATGGGTACCCTGTCGGTGGCGGTCCGGTGATCGCCTGGCCCACGATCCCACCGCCGGCCGCCGGGACCGCCCTGGCCGCCGACCTCGTGCACGTCACCCTCGCCCTCCCGACCGCCCGCGACGTCTGGGATATCGCCCGCTGGGACCAGGACCAATGGGACGCCGTCGACTACGACAACTTCGTGGACGCCTCCTGCGACTGCTCCGGGGTGTCCATCGAACGGGGCCGCAACGGCCCCCTCGACCACGCCGCCCCCGCCCGCGCCAGTTTCCAGCTCGACAACCCCACCGGCGTGTACTCGCCGTGGAACACGATCGACGTCAACGGCGCCGACCTCGGCCGCCCCGTCCTCGCCCCCGACGTCCCCGTCCAGGTCGCCACCCACGCCGGCCCGATCTACACCGGGTTCGTCCGGACCCTGGCCGAGACCGACGACGGCGGCGAATCCACCGTGCAAGTCGCCTGCACCGACGCCCTGTCCTTCCTCGGCGATGCGAACGGGTTGGAGCAGGCGAGCCAGGGCGGCGGCGAGACCGCCGGCCCACGCCTCACCCGGATCATGGACCAGGCCGCCGTACCCGCCCTCGTCGACCGTGACCTCGACACCGGCGTCACCACCCTTCAGGCCACGACCCTGGCCAAAGGCGCCCTCGAGGAAGCCTGGCTCACCGCCGATTCCGACGGCGGGGTGTTCTGGTGCACCGCCGCCGGGGTGATCCGCTATGTCGACCCCAACGGCCTGCAGGCCGCCGAGTTCACCGAACCCGTCGCCACGTTCACCGACGACCCCGCCACCGACGGGCTCTGCCCGATCCAGTTCACGATCGCCACCGACCGCGACCAGGTCAAGAACGTCGTGTCCGTCGCCCGGGTCGGGGGCACCGCGGCAACCGTCACCGACCCGGCCTCGGTGACCCGCCACGGGGTCCGCTCCACGCAACGAACCGACCTCATCCACCAGACCGACGCCTGGTCGGCGACCGTCGCCGGGTTCATGCTCGCCCGCCTATCGAACGCCGAGACCACCGTGTCACCGATCGACGGGGTGGCCACCGACGACGACGGCTGGTTCGCCCTCGCCCACGCCGTGGACCTCGGCTCCCGGGTCGAGCTCATCCGCTACCGGTTCGGCCAGGTCCTCGAGGTCCTGGCCACCGTCGACGGGATCGGCCACAGCATCAGCCTCGACCAGTGGACCGTCACCCTGAAGTGCGCCCCCGGCGAGCAGGTCCAGGGCTATAGCCGGTGGGACTCGGCGGTCTGGGACCAGTCCGTGTGGGATCACCGATAGGAGAACACCGTGGCGAAGATCGTCGTGCCCACCCCCAACACCGTGATCACCTCGGCCTGGGGCAAGACCGTCGCCGACGCGCTCAACGTGCCGATGATCCAACACGGCATCGCCAACGTCACGTTCACCGCCGGGGTCGGCGGGGTCGTCACGTTCCCCGTCGCGTTCGACGCGAGCAAACCGGTGACCGTCGTCGTGGTGTGCGGCGTCGGCGCCACGATCCTGATCGTCCCCTATCCGACCGTCACACCGACCCAGTTCCAGGCTCACGGGTTCGACGCGAACGGCGCCGCCCTCAACGGCGGGTTCCCCGTGTGGTGGATCGCCGCCGGCGGGCGTACCTGAAACGGTGGACCGAGCCTCGGCGGTCGCGCTCGGGCTCGTCGCCCTGGCCATCGCCGTCGCCGTCTGGCGCCACCGCCGCGGCGGCCTCCACCTCGACGTGAGACTCTGGTGGGACAGCGATCCCGACGACCGCGACAGTCCCCCCGATGAGGTGACCGATGCGTGAGCTGACGTTCTTCCCGCTCCTGCAGTCGTACCCGAAGACCTCGAACTACGGGTACCGGTACGACCCGATCACCGGGGCCCCCGGGTCGTTCCACCGAGGCGTCGACTACGGCGCCCCCACCGGCGCCCCCGTGATCGCCCCCTTCGACGGGCACGTCACCACCGGCAACGAACCCGGAGGCGCCGGCCAGTGGCTGTGGGTCGCCAACGGGCCCGACCTGTTCAAGTCGTTCCACCACGTCAACTACGAGGTCTACTCCGGGTGGGTTAGCGCCGGGGCCACGGTCGCCTACATCGGCTCGACCGGCGCCTCGACCGGGTCCCACGCCCACCTCGAACTATGGGACAACGGGGTCAACATCGACCCCACCGGCTACCTCGACCGGGCCCCCCTCTACGGGCCCCCGCCACCCCCGGAGGACGACATGACCGAGGACGACCACAAGCGCATCGTCGCCAACGTCGGCGCGCTCATCGACAACCGCATCGCCCAGTTCATCACCGCCAATCTCCTGTGGCACGACGGCGACAACTGGTACGAGGTCCTCACCGCCGATGGCCGCCGGGTCCGCCGCCGCCTGCAGGGCGGCGAACTCCTGGCCCTGCGCACCGGGGCCCTCGCCGCCGAGCAACCCGTGGTCGAGGTCCAGACCATCGACCCCGGCGCCGCCGCCGCGTTCCGTGCCTGGCCCGAGGTCACCGACGACCGGCTGAGGCCGGCACGACCCCGACGGATGGATGACACCATGACCGATGAAGATCGCGACGACGTGCACTGCCGGCGCTGCGGGTGCACCGAGTGGGCGCCCTGCCCGGGCGGCTGTTCATGGGTTCCCGACCCGGCGGGCGAAGGCGACCTGTGCTCGGCGTGCCTCGCCCGCGCCACTGACGAGCTCGCCCGAATCGGCGGCGGCTCATGAGCGTGGCCACGCCCGAGCGGATCGCCCGGCTCCCCCGGGACGAGCGCGGCCGGCCGATCCCGACTAGTCCTCGAACGGGCCCTCCCTGAACCCGTAGCCCTCGGGTATCTCGTCGAGCTCGTCGCCCAGGCGGTCGAGGTCGGCCGCCTCGGTCGGGACCAGGACCGTGCGGTCGGCCCGCCCGTCCGGACTCGACCCCCCGTCCACCAGCACGTTGTGCAGGCCGAGCAGAAAATCGTGCAGGTCGTTCAGGCCCCCGACGAACGTCACCAGGTCAGGCCCGTACGGGTCGGTACGGACCGACACGTGAAACCGCCGCACCCCCGGCACCGCCGGCGTCACCTCATAGGCCACCAGGGCAGTCTCACCCTCGACGTGCAGGACCGGACTCGATATGCGTGACATACGGTCCATCGTACCTACTGCAGTAGGTCCGGTCCTACTGACCTACTGCAGTACGGTGGGGGGTATGACCACCACGATCGCTACCGCCAACGTGAAGGGCGGCGTCGGGAAGACCACGACCGCTGTACAGCTCGCCCTTCACGCCTCCGCCCTCGGCCGGCGGACGCTCCTCATCGACGCCGACCCCGGCCGATCGGCCCTGTCGTGGGCGACCCGGGCCGCCGACTGGCCCCATGATCGCCTGCCGGTGATCGCCCACCATGAACCCGACCTGCCCCGGCGCCTGCCCGGCCTGGCCGACGGGTTCGACCTCGCCGTGATCGACACCCCTCACGACCCGAGCGGCGCCGCTCAGGTCGGGCCCATGCTCGCCTCGGCCTTGGCCGTGGCCGACCTGCTCGTCGTGCCCACCTCGCCGAACCCGGCCGACCTCGACCGCCTGGCCGACCTCGTCGACGCCGTCACCCGGGAGCGGGCCCGCCGCGACCTCGACTGGCTCATCGCCCTCACCCGGGTCGACCTGCGCTCCCGGGCGGCCGCCTCCGAGGTGGTCGAGGCGATGTTCACCCGGCAGCTCCCCGTGCTCGGCCTGACCACGTACGTGGGGGACCCCGGCGATCGGGTGGTGACGGCGACGTGGGTACCCGAACGCAGCGCGGTGCGCCGCGCGTTCGGCTCGGCCCGGGTGCTCGTCGAGTACGCCGGCCTGGCCACCGCCGTGCTCGCCCGCGCCGCCCGCGGCCAGGAGGTGACCCGGTGAGGGACGCCGACGGTCTCGACCGCCCCGTGATGCACGCCCACCCGTCCCCGGTGCCGCGCCCGCTGCGCGAGACCCGGCGGTTCACGATCGACATCCCCGCCGAGGACCACCGGGCCCTGCGGGGGTGGTCGGTGGACGTCGAGGTGCCCGCCTCACTGCTCGTCCTCGCCCTGTTGGAGCTCGCCCGGAACGACCCGTCGGTCCGGGTCCGCGCCGACCGCCTCGCTATCGAACGCCTGTCCGACCGGCGTGCAGTAGGTCAGTAGCCCCGGTCCTACTGACGGGTGTGACGACCCCTCGGGCGGGTGACGGTGGTGTCAGATTCGGGCTCCTGGTGGATGCTCTGCGCCCGACCACCGGCGCCCGCCCGAGGGGGGAGTGAGCGCGTGAACGCAAGGCTAGCGGGCCCTGTCGCCCGGTGCTTGTTCACCCTTCCGGGTCTTGTCATAACCCGGATTATCGGCGGATCACGCACCCCGACCCGGCTGAGGCCACCCTGAAGGGCGACGACCCGTCATCGTCGTGTAACAACGACCTACCGTGGCAGGATGACACACAACACGTATGTCCAGACGCGCAACGGCCCGGCAAGAGGTATGTGCATCCCTCGCCGGGCCGGAGCAAAGAGCAGTCCCCCACCCACGCCGCCAAGCGAAAGCAGATGACCTTGCCGTGAAGACTAGCCCGCGCCATCTTCAGGTCCACACAGGCGGCCTCGCGCCCGAGCCGCTCCCGACCGCCGAGCAACTGAAGCTCGGCGAAGGCAACCACCGGGTCCCCCAGGCCCGGGCCCGGGCCGTGCTCGCCGCCGTCCGGGCGGCCACCTACCGAGGCCGCAACGGCAAGTCGCAGCCGTTTCAGGCCCGCCACCAGGTGGTCATGGCCGAGCTCTGCCTCGCCGCGAACCAGTACGGCGAGATCCACCCGCGAGTGCTCACCCTCGGCGCCCTGGCCGCCGAGCTCGGCCGCGACGTGCAGAACCTGTGCCGCGACGTCCGCGACCTCGAGGCCGCGCTCCTGCTGTGGCGCCGGCCCGTCGAGGGGACCACGGGCCCGGCGTTCATGTACGTCATCCCGGGCATGGCGGCACCCCTGTCTGACGTCCACAGGCCGAGGTGAGGGTGGTGCTGGGGCACCACCTCAGGGTGGTGCTGGGGCACCACCTCAGGGTGGTGCTGGGGCACCACCCCTATAGGGAGAAGACAGAGGAGAAGACAGAGGAGAGGGGTGGCCGGTAGTCGCGCGGTCCGCGCGACAGGGCCTGTGGATCGCTTGACGCCCTGCACGATCGGGCAAATAGGCTTCAGGTGTGATCGAGCAACCGCGACTGATCGGGCCGCCCGAGGCTCCCCTGGCCAAGGCCAGGGACGCGGTGAGGCGTGCCCGTGAACGGGCGCTCACCGCCGTGCCGGCGCCGAGCTCGCTCACGCCGCCGGGATCCGCTCGCCTGTCACACCCTCGCCCTACGATCGACGAGGTGCCCCGAGGCCGACCCGCCGCCATCGATCCCCCACCGCACGGGACCAGGGCGCGGTACAACCACCGGGAGAACCCCTGCCGGTGCACGCGCTGCCGGGTGGCCAACACCCGGTACATCGCCGCCTACCGGGCCCGCCCTCGGTCCGAGGCCGAGGACCAGGGCGCCGTGCTGGCGCGGTGAAGCCCTACGACGAGGGGGAGCATCGTGCCTTGTCGGCCCGGCTCAAGGCCGAAGAGGTGCGTTGCTGGCGGTGCCCGGCGAGGGCGACCACGGTCGATCACGTGCCTGCGCTCAGTCGTCACGTACATCGTGCCGGTACCCGCTGCTGCGAGCTCCGGCCCGCCTGCGCGCCGTGCAACTACTCGACGGGCTCGCGCCTGGCTCGCCGGGCTCGCCGGCCGGCTCCGACGTCGCGGCCATGGTGAACCAGCGCGACCTCGATAGCGCGGCCATGGCCCGCTCGACGCTGGCGGTGTCCCTCGAGGCCGCCGTCCCGCTCTGGATCTTCAAGTGGCGCCGGGCCCGGCCCGAGCACCGCATCGCCCGCGCCCAGGCCTGCGCCGCCGTGGTGGCCTCCCACGGCGACGCCATCCTGTACAAGTCCAAGCGCCACGCCCCGAGGTGGCACGCCGCTCACGGCAAGCCGGGTGACGAGGACTATCAACCCGCCGTGAAGATCGACGGTGCGCCCGGGTCGGCCGAGGCGTTCAACCACCTGGCCGAGGGGATCGCCCTGGCCGCCTACCAACCCGGCGGCATCACGATCTTCGGTCACCACTGGGAGGTGGACAATCCCCCGGCCTCGGCGTGAATCCCCCGCGGTCGGGTCCCTCGCCGAGCACATCGCCGCGCTAGGGGACCCCGTCGAGTTCGTCACCCGGCGCATCTACCTGACCCTGCGGTCCTGCCCGCCGGGGTGGCGGGCCGACCTGATCGACGCCGCCCTCTCCGACTTCGTCGACGCCTGCCTCGCATGGGGCGGCGAGGACTCGGGCTACGAGCTCGGCGCCTACGTGACCCTGCGGGTCCAGTCCTACATCGGCCGGCGTGCCGCCCAGATCGCCGAGGACCGGCGCATGCTGGGCCGCCAGTCCTGCCTGTCCGACCAGCCCTGGCGCGGCTACCAGCTCGACGAGCTCGACCGCCTGGTCGACCGCCTCGACCTACAGCGGTGGGCGGACCTGGCCGAGCTGTCCCCGCTCATGCGCTGGGGTGTCCAGTCCTACGCCCTGCTCGGCTCACCCCGTGACCGAGGCCGGTGGTACGACGCAGCGAGGGCGGGCATCCGGCACATGCGCCACGCCGCGGTCACCAACGAACGACGGGAGGATCACTGGACCAGGGCGAGGTGGCAACGAGGACCAGGACCGGGCATCCCCGTATCCGAACGATCGACGGGCGATGTGGGATAACTATCCCGACCCGCCCGGGTGTGTTGGCCGCCGACTTTTGGGGACAGGCCAGTCGACCGCCGCCTCCGTCGTTTT